AGTTTGAATCAACTGTACGATGCTGCACCCAAAATGGAATCCGTGGTGGATCAGCTACAGTCCATTTTCCAATCTGGCACCAAGAAATAGAAGACATTCTGGTTCTGAAAAACAATAAAGGAACTGAAGATAATCGTGTTCGCAAACTTGATTATTCAATTCAACTTAGTAAAATCTTTTATGAAAGATTCATTCAAGATGGTGAGATTACTTTGTTCTCTCCGCATGATGTTCCTGGACTTTATGATGCTTTTGGAACCGATACTTTTGACCAATTGTATTTACGTTATGAGGAAGATAAGTATACTCCCAAAAAAACTATTAAAGCACAGGACCTTATTCTAACTCTTCTCAAAGAACGTGCTGAAACGGGGCGTATCTATATTATGAATATAGACCATTGTAACTCTCATGGGTCATTTAAAGATCAAATTACGATGTCAAACCTTTGTGTTGCTGGTGATACTAAGATTAGAATTAAGTATCCAGAACCCGTTTTTAATGATATTGGTGAAGTATTTGATTGGAGAGTTTATGAGATTGAAATTTCTATTGAAGATTTAGAGAATTACATTTCTGATAGGATATCTACAATTGCATGTCTTTGTGAGGATGTTCCTCAAATAGAAGTTCTTTCTTATAATACAGAAACTAATCAACAAGAATGGAAACCTATTACTGATTTTGCCGAAACCTCACCGAAAGCAAAAGTAATGAAAATTACTGATGAAGGAAGTGGTAAGAGTATCGTGGTCACACCAGAACATAAAGTATTCACAAAAAATCGTGGATATGTAATGGCAAAGGATTTGGTTGAAACTGATGAATTGGTACTCACATATAACGAAAAAACTTCTACTCTTATAATTGAATACTTGGAAGAAAAAATTCCAGTTTATGATATTACTGTGGAAGGAACTCATAATTTCTTTGCAAATGATATTCTTGTACATAATTGTCAAGAAATTACTCTTCCAACTGTTCCTCTTCAACATATTGATCAAAAACCAAATACTTTGAAAATGAAAGTAAAGGTTAAAAAAGATAAAGTTGAAGATTATAAAAAATATGTCCAAAATACTGGAGGGGTTCTATATGATCATGAATAGTTAATATCAGAAAAGTTACAGAACGCATATAAATAAAATAAAGATCAATCTTTATGGAAAATAAAATTGCATTTGTTTATGAATGGAATAATTTGAAAACGGGCATGAAATATACTGGGTCTCATTTTGGAGCACCTAATGATGGATATATTTCTTCCAGTGATCATTTTAATTCAATCTATAAAAAAACTCCTAATATTTTTGAAAGAAAAATTTTATTTGTTTTTGAAAAAAGAATGGATGCTTTAAAAAAAGAATCGGAAATTCTAAATGAGGTAAATGCAGCAAAAAATCCAAACTATTATAACTTGTGCAATAATCCAGGTAAAGGGTGGTCTCATCATGATGATGATAATTTGTCTAAAATATTTTACGAAAAAATATCAAAATCTAAAAAAGGAAAACCTGCACATAATAAAGGAACTCCAATGAGTGAAGATCAAAAGAAAAAACTATCTGATAGATGGATTGTATCTGGTCCAAATATTGACGGTGAAACTGAAATTGATAATATGTTACAATTTTGTATTGAAAATAATTTAAATCCTTCTGCAATGAGTGCAGTTGCTAGAGGAAAAAAACAACACCACCATCAATATAAATGTAGAAAAATTACAAACAAAAAAGACATAAACTATGAATATAACGAGTGGAAGAGTAAAGGTAGAGTTGGAGGAAGTAAAAGTTTTGGGTCTAAAAATGGTTGGAGTAAAAAGGTTAAAATTGGAGAAGTTGTGTATGATTGTATGAGAGAAGCATCGAAAAAAACTGGTTTAAGTTTACATTTAATTAGAAAACAAGGAGATTTTAATGTTTAATAAATTGTACGAATTTGTATCCGAAAATGAACAGGAAGATAATGAAAATTATGAATATTTTTATCAAGATGTAGTAGTTGATGATACTCCACCATCAATTCAACTTTGTATTCTTTCTGCTATCAATGTCGGAAAAGTTAAGTCCGATGAAGAACTTGAAGAACTTTGTAATCTTTCTGTACGTTCATTGGAAGAATTGATTGACTATCAAAACTATCCCGTACAGGCGGCAGAAATCGCCACTAAGGCACGTAGATCTCTTGGAATCGGTTATATTGGTCTTGCCCACTACCTTGCTAAACTGGGGTTCAACTACGACTCACAGGGGGCATGGGACGCCGTTCACGGTCTTTCTGAGTCCTTCCAGTATTACCTTCTAAAAGCATCAAATCAGATTGCGAAAGAGAAAGGTCACTGTGAATACTTTGGTCGTACTAAGTATGCTGATGGTATTCTTCCTATTGATACATATAAAAAGGATGTCGATCAAGTTTCATCTGTAGGTCTTCAACATGATTGGGAAAGTCTTAGGGCATCTATCCTGGAACACGGTCTCAGGCACTCAACATTGTCCGCACAGATGCCTTCGGAGAGCAGTTCCGTTGTGTCAAATGCAACCAATGGAATCGAACCACCTCGTGGATACTTGTCCATTAAGAAGTCGAAGAAGGGCCCTCTTAAGCAGATTGTACCCCAGTATCAATCACTTAAGAACAATTACACGCTTCTTTGGGATATGTCTAGCAATCGGGGTTATATTAATGTTGTTGCTGTTATGCAAAAGTTCTTTGATCAAGCAATTTCTGGAAACTGGTCGTATAACCCAGAAAATTATGCCGATAATGAAGTTCCTGTTAGCGTAATGGCGGGTGATATGCTTTATGCCTACTCTGTGGGGTGGAAAACGTCCTATTATCAAAACACCTATGATATTAAGACTGATGAAATAGAAGAACAAAAACCAGAACTTGAATCTCTCCTAAATGATATTATGAGTTCTGATGAAGAAGCGTGTGAAAGTTGTACAATCTAAGTTTCATAACAATTAAAAACCTTAAATATGTTAGGGTGAATTGAGTTCAAATTAATCAAAGAGAAAGTATGCAGTACAATTTTATGTCACCCGAAGAACAAAAAATTAAAGGAATGACCGTTTTTAATACGGAAGAAGTAAATACTAAAAAGCAACCAATGTTTTTTGGTGCCCCTCTTGGTGTCCAAAGATATGACTCATATAAGTATCCTGTTTTTGATAAACTAACTCAACAGCAATTAAGTTATTTTTGGAGACCTGAAGAAATCTCACTTCAAAAAGATCGTGGAGACTATCAAACTCTCCGTTCAGAACAGAAGCATATTTTTACTTCTAATTTGAAGTATCAGATTATGCTCGATTCTATTCAGGGTCGTGGTCCTGGTATGGCATTTTTACCATATTGTTCTCTTCCTGAACTGGAAGCGTGTATGACTGTGTGGGAATTTATGGAGATGATCCATAGTCGTTCGTATACTTATATTATCAAAAATATCTATTCGGATCCTTGCGAAATCTTTGATACTATTATTCATGATGATCGTATTCTAGAACGTGCAGCAAGCATTACTGAGTCTTATGATGACTTTATTCAATCAGCACAAAGTTATGGTACTTCTGAATCATGGAAGCACAGACTTGAAGGAGTAACTTACGCAAAGGAGAATCTCAACGATGTTAAAAGAAAACTCTATAGAGCAGTCGCAAACGTTAATATTCTTGAAGGTATTCGCTTCTACGTTAGTTTTGCTTGCAGTTTCGCCTTTGGCGAACTTAAGCTTATGGAAGGATCAGCTAAGATCATCTCTCTTATCGCAAGAGACGAATCACAACATTTAGCACTTACTCAAAACATTCTAAACAAATGGAAGGAAGGTGATGATCCTGAAATGCAACAAATCGCAAAAGAAGAAGAAGAGTGGGTTTATAAGATGTTTGATCGTGCAGTAAACGAAGAAAAGAAGTGGGCAGATTATTTGTTTAAAGATGGGTCTATGATTGGTCTTAATGATAAACTTCTTCAGAGATATGTTGAGTGGATTGCAAATCGTCGTATGAAAGCAATTGGTCTCAAACCAGTTTATGATATTCCTGCGAACAATAATCCACTTCCTTGGACTCAACATTGGTTGAATTCAAAAGGTCTTCAGGTGGCACCTCAGGAAGTGGAAGTTGAAGCCTATTTGATTGGTGGCATTAAACAGGATGTTAAAACTGATACATTTAGTGGATTTAAACTTTAATAATAAAAATATTCAGTAGAAATAAATCCTACTCATAAATACCTTCACATAGAGTATTTAAATGAGTTGTAGTTATACTAATCCTTGGTATTATGATGAGAATCCTTTCGAGTCTGATAATATTGAGGATTATTTTGGATTTGTTTATCTTATTTTTAATAAAATCAATCACAGAAAATACGTAGGTAGAAAATACTTCTGGCAGTTCAGAACTCCAAGAGGTAAAAAAAGAAAAGTAAAATCAGAATCAGATTGGAAAAACTATTATGGGTCTTGTCCGGAACTTAAAGAAGACATTGATAAATTGGGCAGAGAAAATTTTAGTCGAACTATCTTATCATTACATAAAACAAAGGGCAAAACAAACTATGAAGAGACCCGACAACTCTTCATTAACAACGTCCTCACAGAATCACTTGACAATGGAGATCCCTTGTTCTACAATTCCAACGTATTGTCCCGATATTTCAGAAAAGATTACTATGAATACAACAACTGAAGATATTGTTGCTCACGTAAGGGACTGGTCTCTGGAAAGAGTAGCAGATAAAAGTATTTCTAGAGAGGATGCTCGTGCTGTTCTTGCAGAATTTTATGAATGGATTGAACCAGAAGATGATGAACTAGAAATTGTTTCTATTGACTCACAGGATTGACAAAACCTAAATAATCTTATATAATGCAAAGGAACCCACTCAAAAGGTGGGTTTTGTCGTAATGAGTCTGTGACGTGACACTTAGAGCCGTGGAAGATGCCCTTCGAGAGAGGTGGTATACCCCTCTTCTATACGGATGCCGAATTCTATTAAACTTAATGCAACAATTTTTTACTGTAGCCTTTCCCCTTTTGGCGATGGTTACAACCAGCACGGCAACACTGCCCCACGTGTTTCCTCCTCCACCTGTGAGTGGTCCGCCACCATTCTCTATTATTCAAGAGGAACCTACACCAAAGACAGCGACCAGAGAGGTTGCTCCAGTTAAACCAAAAGAAAAAAGACTAATTTGTAAAGGATGTAATACTAATGAAACGAAGACTGTAGAATTCTTACAGAAACGTGGAATTACTGACAAAAACGCCATAGCAACCATTATGGGCAATATCCGACAAGAGTCTACCTTCACTCCTAATGTATGTGAGGGTGGTGCTAGAGTGTCTTATAGTGCTTGTACAAGTGGTGGTTATGGTGCCATCCAGTGGACGGATGCTCCAAGATACAATGGACTTGGTAAGTTTGCTGCCCGTATTGGTGGTGATCCTTCTACTCTTGATACTCAATTGCAATATATGTTATATGAAGGTGATTGGAAGATGATTGAGAACCAAATGAAGACCCCTGGCAAATCTATTAATGATTATATGAGACTTGCTAGAAAGTGGGTGCGTTGGGGACATCACGGTGCCCGAACTGATTATGCTTATAACTATGCAAATCGTTTAGTTCTTA